GTCCACAAAACATATAGCTCTTCTGGAAAGAAAACAACATCTGTCGGCATTCCAGGTACCGGCGCATACTACACTACTTCTTCCGGTGGTGGATCTGGTAGTAAAAAACCATCCAGTCATAAAAGGATTTCTGCAGACAACTTAGATCCAGTCCTTACGGAAGACCTTTCTTTTCAGAATAATGTTGCCGATGGTTCAAGCGCATCACTTGATAAATTTACAACGGATTCTTTGAAACGCTATAAAATAACCTCTGCGATACTGTCCGCTTTTCTGTTTTTCGTTGCGCTAATCGGTTTCGCCGGTGGAAGTGCTTTGGCAACAGTAATTTGTTTGATTTTCGGCGGTATCACACTTGCAATGTCAATCACCTATTCAAAAGAGATTAAAAAACGACTTTCATCCGAAAGTAGTTTCGGTTCATCTACATTTTCAGATACAGATGATAAGCCATCCAAAAAGAAGATGGGGTGTGGATGCCTTACAGCTGTCGTTCTTTTCTTCCTTGTGATCGGAGCTATTTCATCATGCACCGATTCCGGTGATAAGAATACGGAAAAGAATGCAGAAAAAGTTGAGGACACGAAACCAGTAGTTGCAGCTCTTGAAAGTTTGAGCATTTCAGCTGATACAGATCAGACTTATGATATTAATACAGAGGTTCCGGTAACACTTACCGTAACACCGGCCGATGCTAATATTGATAACCTGACTTTAAATGGATCCGAATGTACCTTTGCTTCTGATGATAACGGAAACCTTACATTTTCAGCAAGCGGAGCTGGTTCTTATATAATCACTGTTTCATGCGATGGCATTGAAAGTAATTCCCTGACTTTCAATGTTGAAGACAAGGCTGCTATTGCTGCTGAAGCAGAAGCTGCAGGACAAGCAGGGCTCGAAGCTCAACAAACTACTGAAGAACCCAATCAATCAGATGTTGTTCAGCAAGCACAAGAACCTCAAGAAGAAATGGTTTGGATTTCTGCTACTGGTAGCAAATACCACAGTAGACCAGATTGTGGTCAAATGGATCCGAGTACATCCTGGCAGCTTTCTGTTTCTGAAGCTGAGGCACAAGGTTACGAGCCTTGTAAAAAGTGTCATTAGTTATTAGATAATTTGACGATTTTCAGATGATATTTTACAGTCATAACAACTAAAATAAAAAAACCGCTCCTGCGCCAACAGGAACGGTCAACTGGGGAAGCACACGCCAATGTGCTTTAGTAACTCCGAAGAGATACTGTCTTGCCAAAGAATATTGTATCATCTTCGGTGCAGTCGCACAATCAGAACTTACGTTCTGTGTATGGCTGTTATTTTTGTACTTTTTTACATAATATATACGGAGGTGATATCATGTCGTATTGTATTTATTTGAGGAAATCAAGAAAGGATCTTGAAGCCGAGCAGCATGGTGAAGGGGAAACTCTTGCCAGACACGAACGTGCACTTCTTTCTCTTGCTAAGAAAAATAACCTTATTATCAGCAATATTTATCGAGAAGTTGTGTCCGGAGAAACCATAGCTGCGCGTCCTGTTATGCAGCAGTTACTTCACGAAGTAGAACAAAACCTGTGGGACGGTGTGCTCGTTATGGAAGTAGAACGTCTTGCTCGTGGTGATACAATAGATCAGGGAGTTGTACAGAGAGCATTTCAGTATTCCAACACACTAATCATCACGCCTTCCAAAACCTATGATCCTGCCAATGAATTCGATGAAGAGTATTTTGAGTTTGGATTATTCATGAGTCGTCGTGAATATAAGACGATCAAGCGCAGGATGCAGAATGGACGTTATGCCGCTATCTCTGAGGGAAAGTGGCCATACAACTCCGCGCCATACGGTTTCCGGAGAGTGAAACTTGAAAAAGAGAAAGGATGGACTCTTGCTTTTGATGAAAACGAGGCTCCTGTTGTGCGGCTTATCTTTTCTATGTTTACCGGTCCGGAACGTGTCGGTATCCGGTCGATCACTCGCACTTTAAACAATTACGGTGCAAAGCCGCGTAATTCCAAACTTTGGAGTGAGAGCACCGTCCGTGGAATTCTCTCTAATGTTGTGTATGATCAATGCGTTAAGATCGGCGAACGAAAAGTGGTCAGGACAGTTGAAAACGGTGTTCTCACAACCACGCGTCCGAGAACCAGTGACTATACCATTGTTTCCGGCCGGCATCCGCGCTTGATCGATCACGATGTATTTGCAGAAGCTCAGAGTTATCTTGGCTGTGGATCCCCAAAACCTGCCGGTTCTAATATTATCAAAAATCCACTTGCCGGAATCATTGTCTGTAGTGAGTGCAAAAAGAAAATGATTCGCCGGCCGCCTTCCGGAACCGCCAGTCGTGTGCCTTATGATCTGATGTTGTGCAGTACATATGATTGTCCTACCATTGGCAGCCCTTTGGATCTTGTTGAGCGAGAAGTTTATAACGCGCTTTCTGACTGGGTTGAAGGATATCGTCTGAGTGGTCAGATGCCAAGTAAGAGTCTTATTCCGGAAAAAGAAGTTCTTTTGGAATCAGCTCAACAGACACTCGATCAACTTCTACGGCAAAAGGGAACCATGTATGATCTGCTTGAACAAGGTGTCTACTCGACAGAAGTCTTTCTTGAGCGATCTGACAGTTTACAAAACCGAATTTCTGAAGCTGAATCAAACGTTGCCCAGCTGAAACTCGAACTTGACAAGGAACGCCAAAGAGAAGCCAATATAGAACAGTTCCTGCCGGCTTGTGAAGATCTGCTTTCCTGTTATTGGGATTTATCTATTCCGGAACGCAACCGGTTGTTGAAATTACTCATAGAATCTATAGAATACAAGAAATTAACGAAAAATAAGCGCGGTCATCTGAATGAGCCTAACTTTGAATTGACCATAAAGCCCAGAATCCCGCGCAAATAAAGGTTTTTTTGTTATTTCCAAAAGAAACGGGATTATTCTTTATCCCAATTCTTTTGGAAATGAATTACATAATAATATGAAGAAACTCGTTTTTTCTTCTATCAAAATACTATATAAAATAGATGATACAATATTCAATCCCCCGGAGTCATTTACTCCGGGGGATCTATCCGAAACCATAATGATCGCTTCGGCCAGTTATGCTTTTCCCTGAACAAGTTAAGTATAGCACGGTATGGTTCATTTTTCAATTATTCAACCCAAGCCTGGAACTTGTCAATGAATCTCTTCTTATCTCCGGCAAATCCGTCCATGCCACTTGCTTTCAGTGTATCGACCTGATCTGCGTAGAAGTTCTTGTTATTCCGGACAGAAACTCTATAGTGAACCATCTGGTACTCATATCCTTCCGGTGTAATGTAGTACAGTTCAACTGCGAGAATCTCTGAACCGTCTCCGAGGATTCCATTCTTCTTGTCGTTTAGATCATAGCTGTTGCCGAATGTCAGATATGGAAGCCATCCGTTAGCCTGTGTATAGACACGCGCCCGGATACTTCCCTTGCTTACCTTGATGGCAAGCCACTTGATTGGAACATCATCACCTTTGCCAGCCCAGTCCGCTTTGTTTGTTACTGCCGGCCACCACTTATCTGTGAAAGCCTGATATGTGATATCGACCTGTCCTAAATCTTTCTTTTCAGCTGGTGCTGGCTTGACAGAAGGTGTGACAGGCTGAACGCTTCCTCCAAACTCAATATAGCAATGGTTGACATCAACTCTTCCACTAACTCCATCTACCTGTCCATCAGAAGAATACTGCCAAATCGCATACTGACCATTGTAAGTATCCTCCGGAAGATTCTTGTATCTTGCCATCCACTCAACATATTTTCCACGTACATTGCCGAGATAGTTGTTGAACCAACTCAGTGACGCGTAGATTCCCGGAGTATATCCAGCTGCTTTAAGTCCTTCGCAGACAATCTCACAGCATTTAGGTGCGTATCCCTGTGTGCCTGGTTCCTCAACATCAATGAAGATAGGTAACTGGAAGGTATGACCTTTAATCAGTCTTAAAATGTGAGCAAGCTCGCTCTGTGCCTGTCTGTCACAAGTTGCGTAGCTGTACAGATAGACTCCTACCGGGATTCCAAGTCTTTCGCACTCTGCAAGGTTGCGGATCCACTGTTTATCATCCTGTGATGCGATATCGTCTCCGTAACCACATCTAAGAATAGCTCCGGCACAACCTGACGCCTTGACTCTTTCCCAGTTGATAACTCCATTATGATAAGATACGTCAATAATCAGATTACTCATACCATCCACCTTCTTTCAGTTCTGCTTTCTTCTGCTCAATCTCCGCTGCGTGTTCCTCTGCAAATTTCTCCATAGTTTCCAGTGAAGTCCCTTCGTTATCAGAGATTTCCTTTGCTGAAAGTCCGTAGGCGAAACTCTTAATAATTTCTTTTACCGTCTGTTCTGTCATAATATTCTCCTTTCTTGCACTGGTGCAATTCTACTTTTTCTTATATGCGTTTCTGTTCCACATCTCTGTCACTCTCTCCCAGCTACCAGTACTCACTAAATAGACGATGAATGCAGCAATGAATGATGCAAAAATGTAATACCACTCAATTACTATCTGATAATAAGTACACAAGACGATTACTGCTACTGGTGTCAGGATCAGAGATGTAATCAGTGCCACAACATTCGTCTGTACCTTCTTCAGTGCCGGCATCTCCTTGATTGTCTGCACGATCACGCTGACCAAGAAAGCCAGCACTCCGATTCCTGCCAAAATGTAACTCATGTACTGCATTAATGTTTCAATGTTCATGTTCAATTCCCTCCAAATCACTAATTCTATGGTTTGCTACTCTGATCTGTTCCTCCTGAACAGAAAGTCTCTTTTCAATACTGTATGTTCGCTCAACTACATTGTTGTGCTTATCTACTCTTTTTGTCAGCTCATCCAACTTGTATTCCATAAGAGCTCTTGTCTTTTCCTGCTGTCCGTGATTGTTCAGTAGACAAATCACTAGCGTTACGCTTGCTGAGATGCAGGCTGAAATAATTGTTTCCATAGCCATACTTCTTTCTTTAAAATTTATATTTTGGTCTCTCTTCTCCCCACAATAACCATCTGATCCAATCATCCAGGTACACCGCTACCGCTGAAAGGAGAAACCATAATACTGTAAACTGTGGACAAATCTGCCCTAATAAGTTTCCAGGCAAATTACTATAATCCCACACATTCCATCCTAATATGATATTCACAATAATCCCGGCAATCAGTTCCAATAACGTTATGATGATAGCTCCTGCTGCCATCTGCCAGCGCATTGCAAGATCTCTTCGTGTATACTCATTAATACATCCGATCAGATAAAACGCCATCCCTCCAACCAGAAACATGGACCAGTGACTTCGTCCTCTTGTGAAAAGTTCAATCAGCACATACAGAAAACCGCCAATTCCAAACAGAATCAGCGGTCTTAGCCATCTCATACAGACTGAGCCGCGATCATCGCTTTTAACGGCTCAGACTGATATTCTACAGGAATATCCATTCCATAAGTGACTTTTTCAACTTCTTCTTTGTCTTCCAGTGATCTAATGTAAATTCTCAAATCTCTGAAGTAAGTTACATGCCATGTAACGTGAGACATTGCCGTGGTCGTGATTCGTGCCATATCTGCATTACTGTAAAACTTACAGTGTTCTTCCTCATCTGATGTATGCCACGGAATATTTTCTTCTCCTGCTGCCACCTGTCCCTGTAATCCTACAAGGCTTGTCTGATCATGTTCAGTTAATGTGAAATGCTCTACACTTCCATCCGTAAGTGTTACGTTTACACCCTCAGCAATCACGCTCTGCTGTGCAGTGTTCATTTCACTGACCTTTTCTTCCTGCACTTCTTCCAGTGTTGGCACATACGGTTCTGGCTCTGGTTCAGGTTCTGGCTCTACATATACACTGCCATCATCGGACAAGATATATCCTTCCCCCTGTTCTCTGTAAAGAGTTGTAAAGTTATCGTATTTTCCATATACATTTCCTTCATCTGTCACAAGATGAAAACCGGACAGATTCTTTTCTGTATTCTCAATCAATACATGATGTGGATCCTGCACTGTTACATTTCCGATAACCGGATCTTTCTGATCTAAAAAAAGAATGTTCATATTTCTCCCTTCTGTGGAGTTCTTAATTAAATGGCAAATCTATAGTTGACTTTGGAAGCAACTATATGAAATACGGCAACGGTCTCCTTATTCAGTGGGGAACAGCTAGATTTCCAGGTGAAGCATCTGGAGGAAAAGGATTTGCTACAATCAATTTCCCAAAAACATTTGCAAATACATCATATACATTGATTGCAACAGCTAAATATTCTGGAAGTACACTCCCAGCCTTTCTCATATCAACGAATGTCAACAGCGTCTCAAAAGCATATGTATATGCGAGAACTACAAGTATGTCTGCGGTAACTGGTGCAGAATGCAATTGGCTGGCTATTGGACAATGGAAATAAAATAACTGTCAGATCTTGACAATATTCAGTCTGCAATCACCAGAAGTTTTGATTGTAGATCCTGAACTCTGACATAACGTAAATCGTAAAGTATCACCGGCACTGAAAGGATACAAAAATATATAATTTGCCCCAGCATAACCTCCAATGGTTTTTGGCTGTCGAGATTGTTCGTTGCCATTTCGCTCTATCCTTCCATAGAGAGACATCGATTTACTGACTCCATCAGTAAAGTTTATAAGTGCATGAATTAAATAGATGCCATCTTCAGGAACTGTAAAATAATGTAAATAGTTTGTATTATCATAGGTATATTTTAATCCGATATCATCATATACTTTGGCACCAAAATCTGTACCTTGGAAGCGACTGCCATTTGACGCAATGTTGTATGGCCCTGAGTTCCTATATACAGCCGCCTTTACTCTTTTGCCATTTAATTAAGAACTCCACCTCTTTTCTTCTCAATAAAAAATTGTACAAAAATAACACCTGACTATTGCCAAGCGTTTTTCAATCTCTATTTTTCTTACTGCTATGCGCTTAAATATTTTTTATGATGATACTGAACAGCTTCCTGATCCACCGTGCAATACCTCATTGTTGTTTCCGGCTTGGAATGTCCCGCTAAAATCATTGCTTCTTGAAGTGGCATTCCACGATTCAACGCATTGGTCAATGCTGTCCGCCGAAATCTATGAGGATGAGCCTTCTCCACATTGGCTCTTTTTCCAATTCTTCTTATAATATCCTCGATCCCAGACTTTGACAGACGTTCATGACCACCCTTTAACGATACGAACAGCGCCGGATCTGTATCTGTCCGTCCTTGTAAATATTCTTTCAAGTATAGGTTCGTCTTTTCATTGATGTACACTCTCCTTTCTTTCCCGCCTTTTCCATATACAACCAGATCTCTGCTGGCAAACTGAACGTCTTCACGATTGATTCTTGATAATTCCGATACCCTGACCGCTGTAGAATACAAGAATTCCACCATAGCCTTGTCTCTAATCGTATCGCATTCTCTCAACAATTTTTCTCGTTCTTCATCCGAAAAAGGCTTCTTAATTATTGTCTCAACTTTAATCTCTTCCACCATAATCATTGGATTTAATCGGATTCTGTTCCGATCCCGTAGCCAACCGAAGAAGCTGCTGTATACCGCCCTCACATTTTTCAATGTCTGGTTTGACACTTTTCTAATTGCTTTATAGGCTCTCATATACTGTGAGATATCTCCGGCAGTAATCTGTGCTACTTCTTTATCAATATAAGATAACAGCCGTTGCAGTTCGTATTGATACCGCTTTACTGTCTCAGGTGACTTACCGCCCAGTGACTTACTCATCAGAAAGTCTTGCAGATCTGTCATCCATTCATTACTGACAGCCTTTACCGATGTTTCCTCCACAATTTTACAGCCTGCCAAAACAATCATAAGAACATTTTGTAGCTCTTTCTGCTGTTTTTCCTGTAGAACTCCCTGCATTCTCCTTAAGATCTCCATAATTTTCTTTTCCATTCTTCCTGCTCCTTTTTGCTTTCAGTATAACAAAAGGAACTGCGTTAAATGGCAAATTAGAGAAGAAGGTGGATGCCACTACTTTAGGATTTGGAATTTCTGAAACATTCACAGGACAGTACCTTAATTCAAAGCCCATCTATCAGAAAATGATATCTGCCGGAGCATTACCGAATAATACAATGAAATCTATAAGCACAGGTATTACTGGTGCTGATTATGTCTGGGTTGATATGGAAAATAGTTTTGCATTCAATTCCGGTGCAAGCTATCCAATTCCGTATGTGGATCCTAGAGCTGTGGCAAATTCCATAGGTGTAAGGATTACAAGTAACGGCGCAACGGTTATTGTATCGACCGGAGCAAACTGGTCCACATATTCCGGAAGTATTACTCTGAGGTATACCAAGAAGTAATTATTTCCAAGTACCCTTCACATCATAATTAATATCTGTTGATCTGGAGGTCGAACCATATTGCAAGATAGTCCCTTTCATGGCGATCCCCGACACAGATGCATTGCCAGTCCATACAACACCAGAGTTATTCGCTGTGTGTTGTACGGATGAAATGGTTTTAGCAGTAATCCCAATATTCAGATTCTGATATTGAGCGTAATAGACACTGCTTGTTCCAATCTGATTTGCAAATACGAGATCCTTGATTGCTACATGGCCATATGCTTCAAAGCGTCCATCTGCGTATTTCTTCACATATCTGTTATCGCTGACTTTGATCAGCTCATATGATTTGCCATTTAACTCAGTAATCTCATCTTCAAGTGCCTTTCCCTGTCTTGCATCCAGTGCATATCCTGCTTCTGTTGTAAGAAGATTATTGATCACATTCGCATTATTCAGTTTCTTTCCATCCAGTACCTTTCCCTGGTATCCATCCAGAACAGTACTTCCGGCTGATGCTGTTGTCAGGTTATTGGCTACTGATCGGAATGCAGACGTACCGAGATCTTTAAAGTACTTTGCGATTTTTCCAAGTATCGTCCCGAATTTCTCATTGCTTATGATATTTTCTCTTGTACTTGCCGTTGTAAATGCTACCTGAGCATTTGCATCTACAGTCCCTGTCGGACCTTGCGGACCGGCGGGACCAGTTGGTCCCGTGTCTCCTTTCGGTCCGGTTGCTCCGGTCGCTCCAGTCGCACCGGTTGGTCCCTGCGGTCCGGTTGCGCCTTTTGCGCCCTGTGGGCCTTTCAGGTTTCCGGTATACACCCATTTTGCTACAGATGCAGCACCGCCAACTGTACACCGGTATGTATTTCCTGTTGATGTGTTCAGATAGTTATCATTTACAATGGCGTCTGTGATTCCTGATCCGGAAAAGATTGTCGCCGTTGTACTTGTTCCGGTGATTGCCGTTCCCTGTGTCCAACGGCTTCCTCTTGTTCCTGTGGCTCCTGTAGGTCCTACGACCTGTCCTAAATCAATCTGTCTTGTTGCCATTGTATCTCCTCCTAGTTTGCATATACTGCAATTAAATGACCGTTCTGGATTTTAAATGTTGGGGTTTCTCCATCTTTGCCTGCTGCTCCGGTGGCTCCTGTCGCTCCAGTTGCGCCCTGTGGACCAGTTGCTCCAGTATCTCCTTTTGCCCCCTGTGCACCGGTTGTTCCTTTTAAACTTCCTACGTATACCCACTTAGCTGCTGCCGCTGCTCCTGCAACAGTACAACGATACGTATTGCCTGTGGATGTATTCAGATACATATCATTCACCAGTGCATCTGTGATTCCTGTTCCTGAAAAGATTGTCGCCGTTGTACTTGTTCCGGTGATTGCAGTTCCTGCATTCCAGCGGCTTCCTCTTGTTCCAGTCGCTCCGGTTGCTCCCTTATCTCCAGTTGCTCCCTTATCGCCTTTCGGTCCCTGTGGTCCTGTCATACCGGTCGCACCAGACAAATCAGTGATATATGTATAGGCTGATTTTCCTTTCACGTACAGCTTTGCGTTATCTGCATCGTTTACATTTCCAGTATCGATCATAACGAACTGTCCTTCTTTCACTCCGTCCGTTGAAAAGCCAGAATTCATTGCAGATACGGAAGCGAATGTCTTTGCAATCGCAAATGCATCTCCTTTGTCTCCCTTATCGCCTTTCACCCCCTGCGGACCTGTAGCACCTGTGGCTCCAGTGGCTCCTGTCGCTCCAGTTGGTCCCTGTGGGCCTGTCGCTCCTGTATCTCCTTTGTCTCCTTTAGCTCCTTTCATGGACTGGATATACTGTGCTTCTGTCTTTCCTGCGTTTCCTGACTGCGCAAGCCATACCTGATAGGCTGATTTACCTGTTGGGCCTGTTTCACCCTGCGGTCCGGTTGGTCCCTGTTGGCCTGTTGCTCCTGTTTCTCCTTTTGGTCCCTGTGGTCCGATAATTGATCCTAAATCTACCTCTCTTGCCATGTTTCTTTCCTTCCTTTCTTTGTTGAAAAATTTTTATAATAAAAAGCACCTGTCGTAACAAGTGCTCTCTATCCAGTAAGTTATTCATATTTTACAATCAGATGACCTTCCCTGATTTCAAATTCCGGCGGTTTCCCGTCTTCCCCTTTCAGGTCTGCCAGCGGAATCAGCTCTTTCCATTCATTCTGATCTGTATACCTCCACTGGATCGACGTGCCATCATTCCTGATTTCAATTTCTTTTCCTGCTGCCGTCTCCATCCGGACTCTGTTTCCGACAGGTGTATCACCTGACAGTAACTGTAATTCTCCGTCGATGACAGTCATATTGTCTGCCTTTTTTTCAAGTGATTCCAGTACCTGACGCAGAAGGTTCTTGCCTGATGGTGTGCTATAATCTCCTGGCTGTTCTCTCTTTTTAACTGGAAGTTCAATAATTCTGACAGTTTTCCCGCTCATCGCATCTGCAATATACACATATGCAATCAAGTCTTTTCCAACTTCCAGCAGTTTGTCCGGGATATCTGCAAGGATCCTGTTTTCTTCTATAGTTGCAATACAGATCTCTGCTTTTGCACTGCATTCTTTTACAGCAAAATGAACCTCTGCATGATCGATTCTTTTCAATCCCTCTATCTGCAGTATCTGTCCATAATCCCACTGTACCAGTCCACGTGCTTCTGTCTTACGCACATTTTCTTCAAACATCGCTCTAATCATGTTGTCACCTCATCCAGTATATATACCAACCTGCCCTCTACAATCTTCAACGGCGGAGCTGGATCAGATCCATTATAGGTAAGTAACAGGTGACCGCTTTCCACCGACATGGCAAAAATCCCCGGATCCAGTGATGTTATCGCAGCATTAGCATCTCTGCCTGGTGGTCCCACTGGACCAACCGGACCGGTATCTCCTTTTGGCCCCTGCTCTCCGTCTTTTCCTGGTATGCCCGGAATCCCCTGTTCTCCCTGTGGTCCTGTCGCACCCGTTGGGCCTGTGAAGTCACCATTCTGAAGCTTTTCCTCTAATGTCTGTTTTATCTGCTCTGCGCCCTTTGCTGCATCCTGTGCCCGCTGTGTAGCTTCTTCCATTCCTTTGATAAACTTATCAATCCATCCTGCCTCGTTTTCGCTTTCCGGAACATCACCTTCCACGAAATTTCTTTTGACCTCTATCGGCTGCTCAAAAGTTACCAAAGTGTCCTCTCCTTTAGTAATTTCTAACTGAAGCAGACTTCTTCCTGTTTCTGCCAGCATCTGATCTTTTACAATAACACGTACCGTGTTCTCAATGATCGGACACGCATTATATGTTGCTTTCTTCGATGGTTTCAGAATAAAAACCTTTGCAGATGCATCTTCCGGTATTTCATAATCCATGAAATGAAAATAGATGGGAAGTGCATTCGTACCTCTTACATAATGAATTGGGCTCTTGATCCTGTCTTCCAGCACATATACATTACGTTCAATATAATTCATTCTCTTTCTTTCACCTCTGTTCTATCCTGGTATCCATTTGACTATATACAGGCCTTGCACCGGTGCAATGTTCCCGCCCGGATAGCGGAGAACATACTGCCACGGGAAGTTATAGTAACCATGTACATGAATTTCAGCCCCCGTCTGGTCTCCGGTCTGTCCTCCTGTGATTCCACCTAATTCATTTTGTGAAGCTCCTACCAGCTGTCCATTCCCTATGAACATTTCTGTATGGCTTCCTGGTTTCAACAGGACATCTCCTCTTATCAGACCAGATCCAGTGGACAGATTCACCTGCGATGTAACATCTTCAAATCCTGCTGAAGGAAATACACTGTACATCGTTCCTGTAGCCGGTGTATATCCTGGTCTTGTGTTAAGTCCCGCATTGTAATACGCCCAGCAAAGAAGAGACGAACAATCATAATCCGGTCCATCCCTGTGTGCCTGATCGTATCCATGACTGTTATCGTTTGCAATCGATATTGCCCATTCCACTGCCTTTTCAATAACCTGACTCCCATCCGCATATTTTGTGAGATAGTCGTACCATTTTCGTGCTGCACTCCGTCTTTCGGATTCTACCTCAACTCCTGCTCGTTCGAAGTTCTTCAGAAACGCGCTTGCGAGATATTCCGGTGATTCTTTGCTGTTCTTATATGCACTCCATGTCATTGAATAAGCACTTGTCGCAATCCACTGACCACTTGATGCAGACAGTGCATCAATCCAATACATCTGCCCTTCCGGATCCGTAATTCCGTATCCGTTCGAGTTTGCCCAGTTCGTATAGTTGGTGGCCGGTGTCCACTGAACCAATCCGAAGCCACCAGAATAGTTTCCTTCTTTCAGGCTCTGCCAGAGTCCCGGATTAATGTTAGACTCTTTTTCCATGTTTCCAAGAATCCCACCGATCGCATTCAACGTCCATCCTTTTCCTGCGAAATATTTATAGACCTCCAATGCGTTTCCTTGCATCTGCGATTCCGTCAGATACTTGTTTCCTATCGTCCAGCTCACTTAGAAACTCCCTTCTTTTGTGTTTCCTCCAACAATGCTTCCATTTTGGACGTTGATATATGTTCCATCCGAAAAGACGAGCTTTCCTGTTTTGGTCTCTTGTCCTCCGATGTTATATGTTCCGCATGAAAGAGAAGCCTTTCCTGCTGCATTCAACGCTATATTTCCCTCATTCGTCACAAGCACGGAGGCATATTTGCCGCCATAAGATTGTACGCTCACTCCATTATTCTGGTAGTGTACAATTCCCACTGTCTTTCCTTCTGTGTTTCTCACAAATATTGATCCATTACTGATCAACACGCCGCCTTCGTCTGCATGGTCTACCACAATTCCCTGATTTGTCAATGCTACAACCGTATTTCCATTCGCATCCAGTACCTTTGCGGTGCCATCACCATTCTCTTTTCCTCCCAGGATCAGTGTTCCACCCTTGATTCTATCTGCCAGCATCGTTCCGGCAACGATGAAATCTGCGAAGAATCCCTGTCCCGTTCCGAAGGTACTCCACTTCCAATCTCTTCCATCTGCTGTGCGCTCTGAAGCAATCTCGAATCCCAATGTTCCAAGACACATAGCACCAAACGTTTCAGACTTCGGATCAAGATCTTCAAATAGGATTGCTCTTACCATCTGCTTTTTTGCGACCGTAGACTGTGCTTTCATCTGAGCCTTAACGCCATTGATGATTCCCTGAATCTGCTGCCCGATCACCGTTCCATCTGAACGGATTGACTGGTCAACCCGGCTCATTACAGAAGAAACATTGTTCAGAAAATTGTATTGAAACTCTCCTAATTTCACAAATGTCAACTTGTTCCTAACCGCATCCCATTCCAACTCAATCACTCTTGCATCTGACTTAATTCCAAGTTTTGAGTGATTACAGTGCACGGTATCTCCTAGTGATACCATTTCCAGGCTTTTTACATCTTCGTATAGTTCTGTATTCTGCAGAAGCTCCATGTCTGCTTCAATGGTTACTTTCGGCTTATCCACACCTTCGTCATATTGTTCCTGGCATTTCTTTTTCAACGCTTCCTCTAGCTGTTTCTGCGTTTCACATATTGTCACTCCGTTCTCTTCGTCATCCTCCTGCGCATCTTCACGCATTTTCACATCCTCGAACTTCATTGTTCTGTAATGTATTGTCGGATATTTTTCAATCAGAGGTGAGTCCACCCACGGTGTGTCTCCCTCGATCATATATCCATTGTAAGATTTTGGAACAATCCTTGTAGCAACTTCACTCATGTCTACCATCTCCGAAAAGCCATCCTTAACTATGTTTTTTCCATACATCACCTGTACACCATAGTCTCCTCCTGCTTTTTCATTGATGATCACTTGATAATTATCATACAGGATTTCCCCGCCCCATCTGGAAACAAATGCATTGTCATCACTTCCATTGATTGCCTCTATCAGGTTCATCGTCTGATAATAGGCTGTTGATACCTTCTTGATGTCCGATTTTGCCTGATATTGCGGAGTTTTCTCTGTCATAATGTCCAGAGCCTCCTGTCCACTTTTGTTTGTTGGCCTGACATCTACCAGGAAACAATCTTCTTTAGCATCCATAAAAATAGGAGTAAGTTCTGCACTTATCCCCGAATCTTTCTTTTCTTTGCTTCTTATCCGAAATAGTTGGATCCCATTAAAAGATGGCATTTTCACTACTGTATTTTCCTCAATGTACTTCCATCTTCCTTCTAGGTCAATCGGATGTTCTATATTCGCTGTCCATTCTCCATTGAGGATGACATGAATAATGGCTTCTTCCGGAAGCAGTGTCATATCTCCATTATGCCTATAATCTATATTATCCTGTCGGTATATCTGAATCATAAGCACCTCCAGTTTGGAATCACTTCCAACTCGAATCCATCTGTGATTGCTATATCATTCATTCCTTCCTGTAGCACAAGATCGTCATAATCCCCAAATACCGCTGTATTGCTCAGTGTTCCATCTTCGCGGTAAGCCAGCTTTCTGTCTGTATCAATCGTCAGATTCTGTCCAACATCAGCTTCCATTCTCTTCCCATTGACCATCAAGCTGCATCTTCCTTCTCCATAAATCTTGTAAATTGGATAAGATATCTCGTATGGATTCCTCTTCACTTCTTCCGCCGAATGAGGATGCTGTCCCTTGTCCAGATACCGCAGACCATCCTTTGTTGTGAAGGTTGCTGTAAAATTGCAGATTCTCTCACTTGTATGTTCTGCTTCGTCCATCTGAACTTTCAGGATTTTGTAAAAATGTCCTGGATCTGTCCCAAGTCTTAGCTTCTTATTTCTTCCCGACAGCCACTTTCGTGCTTTTCCAAGACGATTCTCCCAATCTTCACTCTTTCCTATAAAATTGAATGATATCTTAATCTCTGTTGATTCGTAGCCCCCATCCAGCAGATACATGGTTCCATCACTCCCCGGTATTTCTATCGAAGATTCTTTTCTTACTGCTGTTGGCATTGAAGGAAGCTCTTTTGCATAGATCTCCATGCTTGAGCCTGATATTCCATTGTATTCCACGTCCATCATGCTCCCACAGCTCCTTTCTTCCATTTCACGCTCTGTGACATCTTTTTGATAACCGCATCAACAAGAATCTCTGCAAGCTTCTTATCTCCCAGTGCAATGTTATTTTCAATAACAAATGTCAGTTCTGACAGTGCTTCTGCAATCATCTGTGCAAGCGCAGCATTGTTGGACTGCATCTCATCACGGATGTATGTCTTCAGCAATTCGATTGGCAGAACCGCTTCTGCCCCTGCTTCGCCACCGCCCATTGCTCTATCTCCGTTCATGCCGAAAATAGTTGGGCTGTTCAAGATACCGCCGTTTGCATACCAGTCAACCGAAAACTTTGGAACTTTTGGTGGAACAAGCGACCATTCTCCACTCGCCTTGAAATGTGGAAGTTTCCATTCAAAGTTGAAAAATCCCTTGATTTTATTAATTACACCTTTAACAAAATCTGCAATGCCGCCAAATATTGCATTAACTCCATTTCTAAACCATTCACATTTATTGTATAAAAGGATAATCAAACCAATTATCACGACAATTCCCATTGGTCCAAGCACGGTCCATAGATTTGAAATCAACGGAATCAATGTTTGTATTCCCATCGCAATATTCCCGATTCCCGAAAGAATTGGAGCTATTGCTGCCACTACCAATACACATCCGGCAATCAATCTCTGTCCTTCTGGGGAGAGCTGATTAAACTTTTCAATCAATCCGGCAATCAATTCCGTAATTTTGGTAATCAGCGGTGCAACTGTATCCGCAAGCTCAGCTGTTGCCTGTTGGAAATCTGCTGTTGCCTTATTTCCGTCTACCAAATTCTTATTGTTTTCCTGCCATTTTTTTCCTGCATCTACGAGACCTTGATTCGCCATTTCCTGCATGACCAGGTTTACTCTCTCACTTTCACTTCCGCAAGCTGCAAGTTTTTCATTAAATGCATCCTCTGAAGTTCCCGCCCAATTGAGCATATCCGCAAAAGTCCCAGTAACAGTACTTGTTTTCACAGTCTCATTGATTGATTCTGCAAGTCCATCAATGGGAATACTATCCCCGTAAGTTGCCCATGCACCAATCGTCCCCTCAATTATCGTACTTAATTCTTCTTGTGATAAGCCCAACGCCTGAAGATTGGCCGTAGTTGTTGCAGCTGTCTGATCATCTGCAAGCACACCATATAAGGTTCTATAACTTTCCGCTGTTTGTTCTGCTGTGTACCCTGCATTTTGACTTGACACCTCAAGCGAGCCCATAATTTTACGATATTCTGCTGTTGCAGGTACTGTAGCTGCTGTTGCCGCTACTATGCCTGCTGCCGCCGTTGATATTCCACTAAACTTATCTCCTGTCTCTTTTGCTTTATTTCCAAAAGCCTGTACTTTTTCAGCATAACCTTCCGTTGCGGCTGCTCCGGTTTTCAGCTTTTTCTCAACATCTTCCAGTTTGCTTTTGTAACCATTGAGTTTTGTAGTAGTTTCATTTATCTCATTCTTTTTGTCCTGAATTGCTTTTTCATCTTTATTTTCAGCAGATTCAAGAATATCCAATTGTTTTTTTAATGATTCAAGTATTCTTTCATAATTCTCTGTTTGATTTGAAAGATACTTCTGTTCATCTTTATATTTTACAATCGACTTTGTATGATCGTCATATTTCGCTTTAAGAGCTTCGATTTCAATCTCATTTGCCTTAATTTTATCTGTAGACTCTGCAATTTCATCAGATAATTTCCTAATTTGTTCCTTACTTTCTGCTGCACCGCTCTCAAGTTCTTCTGTTACTTCAGCAAGGCCTTTCTGATATTTCGTTAAACTAATCTGTGCGCTTGTAAGCTGGTTCTGCTTCTTTCGGATTGCATCCTCATTTCTGTTTTCTGCAGATTCCATTTCTTCAAGCTCACGCTTCAGAATTTCCACTTTGTCAGAATAAACGTCCGTCTGTTTTGCCAGATATTCCTGACGGTCTTTTAACTTTTCAACTGCAGTAGTGCTGTCATCCCATGCCGCTTTTGCAAGTTTAAACGAATTACTATTTTCCTGAACGGCTGTATTTACCTGCTGCATCGTCTTTTGAAAGTCTGCTGCGCCATCTGCCTTAAACACTAACCCAACTCTCTTCAGTTCATCCGCCATATAACGTCCTCACCTTCCTCGCTTTCTTCTCACAGAATATCTCATATTGTTCGCAAAAAAAGACGGGACATGAATGGAAGAACTCGTCCTCTGTCATTCCCATCTCTCTCGCATCAACCATATATTCAGCCCAATTTATCTCGAGCTGAATGCTTTCATCTGTGCTTTCGATTCCTCTTTTTTTTTAATTTTGTCAACTTCTTTCTGATAAGCCTCTACAACTTCAAGAAGTTCTGATGGATCCGGTGGCACAAGCTGAAGTGCTTCATCAAATGTCACTTTTCTCCCATTGCTTCTTACCATTGCATAGATAAGCTTTGCTGCAAAATTCATTTTATCGCTGTCAGTTGCTTTTCCAATCTTTTCAAGTTTGTCAATTCTCCGTCCGAGCTTTGAGCCACCTATCTGA